AATGGTATATCAGAAATGATATATGGTAGAGGACTGGATGCTTCTGATAGCAAAGAAAAAGTAGAGGCTTATGAGCAAATGAAAAGTTTGTTTACTAAGGAATGTATGAAAAAAGTATGCTATGACTATAAAATGATGGGTCAAGCTGCAGTACAAGTAATTTATACAAAAGATAGAACAAAGGTATTTGAAGTAGAACACATACCTATTGAAACACTTAGAGCTGAGAAAGCTACAGATGGTAAAGTAATGGCTTACTATTATCATCCCAAATGGAAGGATATAAGGAAAGATGACGAGCCTAAACGTATATCAGCATTCGGAATGTCTAAAGATGGCATAGAGATACTTTATATTCGTCCATACAAGGCAGGATTCTATTACTATTCACCAGTAGATTATCAAGGTGGTTTACAATATGCCGAATTAGAAGAAGAAATAGGTAACTATCATATAAATAATATACAAAATGGTTTGCAGCCAAGTATGTTAATTAACTTCAATAATGGCACACCTAACAAAGAACAAAGAGACGAAATAGAAAGAGCTATATATGAAAAGTTTAGTGGATCATCCAATGCTGGTAAATTTATATTAGCATTTAACGACAGCAAAGAATTAGCTGCAACGATTGAACCAGTCATGATTCCTGATGCTTACCAGCAGTATGAGTTTTTGGCAAATGAGTCTATGACCAAAGTTATGGTTTCACATAGAATAGTATCACCTATGCTAGTTGGAATTAAAGATCAAACTGGATTAGGTAATAATGCACAAGAATTAGAAACAGCATCTTTACTTATGGATAATACAGTCATTAGACCTATGCAAGTAACTATAATAGATGAACTACAAAAAATATTAGAATATAATAATATTGATTTAGACTTATACTTTAAAACACTACAGCCTTTAGAATTTACTGATCTGACCAATGCTATAACAGATGCAGAAGTAGAAAAAGAAACAGGTGTAAAAAAAGATGATATACAAAAAGAAGAGGAAATAAACGAACAATCTGAAGAATAATGGCAACAGCACTATTTATAAAAAGAGAAGACCTAGTAAAAAATACTGCTATAAGTGGTTCTGTAGATACAGACAAATTTATTCACTTTATAAAACTAGCTCAGGAAATTCATGTAAGAAATTATTTAGGCACAGATTTATATGATAAAATTAGTGCAGATATAGTTGCTGGTAGTTTGGCTGGTGATTATCTAACTTTAGTAAATGAATATATACAAGACATGTTAATTCATTATGCTATGGCAGAGTATCTACCTTTTGCCGCTTATACTATATCTAATGGTGGTGTACACAAACATGAAAGCGAAAATAGTCAAACAGCAGAAAAAAGTGAAATAGATCAACTTATTGCAAAAGAAAGAGATTATGCAGAATATTATACAAATAGATTTATAGATTTTATGAGTTTTAATGCTGCATCAAAGTACCCTGAGTATTATACAAATCAAAATGAAGAAATATATCCTGACAAGGATTCTAATTATGCTGGTTGGGTACTGTGAAGAAAAGAAAAAAAATTGGACAATATAAACCAAAACAGAAGAACGAAATAAGACTTTCAGGTTATCTTAAAAAGAATAACAATGAGCTACGGTAAAGTTTATGAAACAAGCTTTTGGGGTGATTTACCTTCAATAATATTTCTAGGCTTTAATAAAGCGTATGCTTTTATATCAGAACAGACAGATTTATTTATATCAACTGTTAAAATAAAAATAGATACAATATTAGAAACAATAGATAGAACAAATTATTAATTATGGCAGCAATAAATATAAATGTAGGAACAGCAGCAAACTCAAATGACGGTGCAACGTTACGAGATGCTTTTATAAATGTTCGTAAAATGATGTATGAAATATACGGTATATCTACAAACGCATCAGATGTTTTAGATAGTTATACAGATGCATTAGATTTATCTACAGGTACACCAACTTTTGCAGAATCAGTACAAGACATCGTTGGTGCTATGTTTACAGGCAACACAGAAACAAATATTACAGCTACTTACGAAGATAGTGACGGAACGATAGATTTAGCAGTATCAGCAGATTTAGATAGTATTGGTGCTGGAGATGGTCTTACAGGTACTTCTTTAACTTCAGGTGATCCAGTGCTTAATGTAGTTGGTGGTGATGGTATTACATCTAGTGCAGATGAAATAGAAGTTACCGTAGATGATTCTACTATAGAGTTATCTGCTACAAATGGTAGTGGTGCTGTAAGAATAAAAGACTTAGGTGTTGCTACAGGTAAGATTGCTAACGATGCAGTTAATGGTGATAAGATTGCTGACGATTCTATAAATTCAGAACACTATGTTGATGGATCAATAGACACAGGACATATTGCCGACCTACAAGTAACAACAGCTAAAATAGCAGCAGATTCTGTTACCAATGCAAAATTAGGAGTTGAATATACAGCAAGTGTAGCATTAAGTTCAGGAACTGCTGTTGCAGTAGATACTGCATTAGGAGATATATTTACAATGACAGCAGCTCATTCTCATACTTTTAACTTTACTAATGTTGTTGTAGGAGACGTTAAGACTTTAGAAATTACAGGATCAGGTGGTTCACTGACTAGTGCTTTTGGTACAAGCAACGGAGCATCTGCTACCTTTAATAAAATTGGTGGCACATATTCAGATGCTGCTGCAAAACAAATAATACAAATCAAGTGGACTGCGGTTAACAATGCTTGGTATCAAATTTCACAAATAGCATCATAATGAGAGCAAGAATAGAAAACGGAAAAATAGTTAAATACCCAAAACTTCCTGATACATTTCAAGGAAGCGATAAGCATTATTTAATGTTTGATAAAGAGCCTAGTAGTGTTCACGAAACATATGGGTTTTATGAAATAATAACACCAAGTTACGATAGTAAAACACAATACATATCTAACCTACACACCATAGATGATTACGAAGATGCAGATGGTAAAACCAAAACTGTATTTATATATGATGTAAAAACAAAAACATTTAGCGAAACATTAGCAGAGCTTAAAACAAAAAAGATACAAGAATTAAAAAGTGCAGCTTACAATAAATTAATTTCTACTGATTGGTATGTAACAAGAAAAGCAGAAAAAGGTACTGCAATACCTGACGCTATAGAAGAAGAAAGAGACAATATAAGAAGTTCAGTAGATACAAAAGAAAGCGAGATTAATGCACTTACTAAAAAAGTAGATGCATTTAACTACGATATAAGTTTGTAATTATGCCTATTAATGAAAAATTAATAATACAAGAAGCTGCCTCAACAGGTGATGCAAGTTCAGCAGAAGGTTTAGTATTACACTTAGATGCTAACGATGAAGATAGTATAGAAAGTGGTGGTGCTAATACAGGAGCTGGTAGTGGTACTTGGTTTGATATAGCTAATCACGATTTAGTTACACCTTTAGCAGATAAGGCAAGTAATTTACAATTTCATTTAAATTTTAGTGATACAAGTTCTTATGCAGGCACAGGAACAACATTTAACGATATAAGTGGAAACAGTGTTTCAATTACAACTGCAAACGTAGCAGCAAGTGATTTTAATTCAGATGTACGAGGATATTTTACAATTAATTCAAACACTTCTGGAGAAAGGTGGACTATACCTCACAGTAATGACACGCACCTTACGACTACGAATGGTTTTACTCATGAGTTTTGGGTTTATATTGAACAAAATGCAGGTGATGATGCTAACCAATTTTTTATGAAGGGCAACAGTGGTTCAGCATATGATACATATTTTTATTTCCACGAAACTGCAGGTTGGTATTTTCAAGTGGGTGGTATTAGCAGTCATTTTGTACATAATGCAGATAAATTAATGGACCAATTTGTTCACGTTGCATTTACTATGAGTTCAAATAGTAACCCTGTACAAAAACTATATCTTAATGGAACATTAGTAAAAACAGTTTCAGCATCTGGAACAGTAGATAATACTTCAAGTTATACAACAAAAATCGGCTCTGTTGTAGGTGATGTTTCAGACATAACAGGTAGAATATCAAATGTTAGATTATACAACACAGTATTAACAGCATCAGAAGTAGCACAAAACTTTAGACAGGGTAATTTTTTAAGTTATAGTTCTATTCACTCTACTGATTTAGATATGAATTTAGATGCTGCAAACTATACAAGTGGTACTTGGGATGATAGTGTAACAGGTAATAGTGCAAATGTTACTGATGCCCTTTTTGACAAAGAACTTGGCAACTTTTTTACTTTTGATGGTGCAACAAGTGCAGGAGATAGAATAGAATTTCCACACGATGCTACTTTAAATCAAGGTGCAGATATAAGTTGGGAAGTATGGGTTAAAAGAGATGATACAGGGATTGGTACTATTTTAAATAAAGGCACAGCAAGTAGTGGTACATTTCAATACTTTTTTTATTATAATTCAGCTTATGGGTATTTGTGGTATAGTTATGCGCAAGGTGGTGGTATATATAGTGGCAATGCAGCAACAACGGTAGGAGTATGGGAACACGTTGTATTTACAAATGATTCAAGTGGTAATGGCAAAATGTATGTAAATGGAGAACTAACAACA